TGTACCAGCTGTATTGGTTGCTGTAGGTGTATATGTATTTATATCCTCTTGATCAGAGAATCTAATAAACATATCATCTTGTGTTGATGTATCTCCGATAGTTGTTTCTGTTCCAAAAAATACTAAGTGACGATCGGGTGTAGATACCAACATATGACGTGATGCTGTTGGTGCGCCTGTTATAATACTCGCTCTAGTTTCTGTGGCGTTACTCAAATTAGAATCCCAAGAAAAAACAGGACCATCGTGAATTAAACAAATAGCTTTATCACCAAAATTATCAAGTGACCACATACCCGGATCTAAAGCCAAACCTTCTGCTGTCTGTTCATTCCATGCAGCATAATCTGTACCATTAGTAACAGTAACCCCATCGCTGTGAGATGCAGCTGTGGTTCCTCGAGCACCTCGTGTTACACCAGTTAAGGTATTGCTACTTATGCCTGTGTATTGAATCATTTCTGTTCCGATCAATACAAAGTTAGTTCCAGTGTTTGGAAACTGTGTAGCACTTGTTAAAACTATAGTTGTTGTGCTTGCATCTATAGCTCCATTTAAAGTGGTTGTTACTGCTCCAGTATCTTCACCACCATATGTACCTAAACCCCAGCCAAAACCTTTTTCTTGAACAGGTGTGCCTACTGGATAATAGTGTTGAACTCTAATACCACCTGATGTTGTTGCACCAGATCCTGACTCTGCTGACGGCATTGTAATCGTTAAAGTTGTTCCTGTTGGAACAGAAGTTACCATAAATTTTTTATCGTCAAAATCAGAGGCCCCAAAGTTAGAACCTGTTATGGTTGTAAAGTTGTCTAATAAAATTATGTCGTTAGGAGATATACCATGAGCTGTTGAAAAAGTTATTGTTACAGATGCCGATCCGTTAGTCGTGGTAAATGCACTAGTAAGCGTTGTCGTTGTTTTAATAGGGTGTATGTCATAAAATACGTTACCAGAAAAAGCATACAGTATTCTGTTAGTGCCAATAATCGCATACCTTCTACCTGCCGTATTTACAAAATGATGTAGACCTCTACCAGCACCTGTTAATTCATTAGAATTAAGCGCCCCTAGCTGGTTCCAGCCACCTATTTTTTCAGGTATACCATATCTAAATCTAACATTATCACAATCAGTCCATTGTCCCTCTGCTCCGGTTTCTGTGATTTGTTTGTTAATACCTGGCTGAAAACCTATTTTTTGTAGCATAATAACTGGTTATATAAGCTTTTTAAATTTTAATCAAACGTATAAACGGCTATTATACGAGCACCTTTTTTAGGGTAAAGCATATAATGATCACATGTACCAAACAAAACCCCTTTATATTTTTTAGGGGTAATTTCATGAACTATCTTTTTGTTATTTAACAAAACAGTTTTAGCGTTTTTGTCTGGATTAGTTAAATAAATAATTAGTTGTTTGTGGTCAAAATCATGGTCACGATGTGTAGGACACCTTTCAATACCGATATTAAAGGTTAAATTAACAGCCACTCTAAAAACTTTATTAATTTTTATCTTATGCTTATCACAAAAAGCAAAAAGAAATTCTAAAAAAATGTCTGTATATTTAGAATTAAAATTAGTCTCTATTGCATATTTAGAACTATAGACAGAATTAGTTTCTGTTATATCTTCTGGTCTTCTTAATATTGTATGACAGAGATAGGGGTAATTAATTTTTTTTCCAAAAGCAGGTCCCATGTAAAAAGGGAGTTCTGATTTTTCTATTAACTTTTTTATAGTTTTTTTGTCTTTGTTAGATAAAAAGTTTTCGTCTTCTAAAAGAAAAATCTTATCCTTACTCATGCAACTTATTTAATTTATCATAAAACAAAACTCTTTCTTTAGCTAATTTTTGAGCAAAAGATTTATTTATTTGAGCTATTGTTTCAAGAGTAATTTTTAAAGACTCTATATGAGTTTTTAAAAATTGATTCATTTCAAGTTCAGATTTTAAAAGCAGATCTTTATCTTGAATCGTTTGTTCCAACTCTATTATTTTTTCTTTTAGTTTATTGTGTTCGTATTGTGTTATCATTTTCCTCCTTTTCTATCAAAATTAACTCCAATTGAAACTCTTTCACAATTTGATTTATGTGGATTTACTCCGTGTCTTAACATGTAAGGAAACATGTAAAAGTCTCCCGTTACTGGCACGAAAGTTTTCATTGTTTGACAATGTCTAGTATCTTCTCCATACAAAAATACAATTGTTCCAGGTCCTTCAATAGTTCCTTTATATTCACTTATTTCTTTTTGTAATTTTTTTGGAATGTCAATATATATTACACCTGAAAATTCACAATTTTTGTGAATGTGAATTGGATTATAATCTCCAGGTTGCATATAATTAACCCACGCAGCAGAAACTTCTATTTCAGGTAGTGTTTCACCATACCATTGTTTGTATGCATGTCTAAACGTTTCCATATAAGGTGTAAGAATTTTATTTAAACTATTTATATCTACAGTGTATTCATGTTTAATATCACCTGCTAAATTTTTTACATGAGATTTTTTTAAATCTTTCTTACATAATTTTTTAATCTTATTAAAATTATTTTTTTCAATATGTGTCCTAAAAAGTAATGGACCCCAATAATAATATCTATAACTAATCATTTATTTTTTTTCTTAATTAAAACATCTATACCTAACATGTGTCTGCCATCGTATTTTTTGTTTTCTGCATCAGGATCTTTGACATCAATATAATGTAAAAACAATTGAGAGCATCTACCTTTTTTTAACGGCTCTCTCCAGTGTTCTAAATCAAACCCTTTGTAGACTAACATGTCTCCTTGTTTTAAAATAATTTTAGTGCCTTTTTTAGTTCCAGGTATATAATTTTCAATTATCTCATCTTTATTTCTTATATTTTTTGATCCTTGGTTTGGATCTGTTTGAATAAAAATAGGCCATGTTTCTCCTCCTAAATTTATAGTAGTAGAAATTTTACAAGAAGATCTATCCTTATGTTTTTTTAATTCATTTCCTTGGTTATAAGTTCTCATATATGAATATGTTTCATAAAGTTTAGTTTTTGTAATCTTCTCAACTTTTGGTTTTAATTGTTTTAAGATTATATCTCCAGCTGTAGAACCATAAAGAGAATATGCCCCTGGTGCTTGAGGATCATTAAATCCTCCATATTCTTTATTAAATCTAGATATAAATTCTGTTGTAAGATATAGTTTAGCTACTTTTTCTTTTTCTAAAAAATAAGTTTCTAAAAATTTACAGATATCTTTTTGTATTGCATTACGTACTATTTTATATGTTTTCATATTTTTCCTATTTTAATGGTGGACCTTTATGCCAAACAACTAAACTATGTCTTATACCTTTTGTTACTGGAAGAACTCTGTGTATCACAAAAGATGGAAAAGTTATAATTGTTCCTTGGTGTTTTAAATGATTTGTTTTTAATATTTTATTTTTACTTTTAGGTGGACTATATTCATAAAATTCTAAATCTCCACCTTTAAATTTTTTAGGATCACTTAACATCACTATGGTTGATAATTTTCTAACCTGTTGGTTATTTTCATCTGGAAGTGCATTATCTGAATGCCAAGTATAATGTTGTTTTTGATCTCCCTCATATCTAGTAAATTGAAAATTTTCAATAATACTATAGTCAAAATTCCATCCACCTAATTTGTTAGAGGCTTCTATGTACGGTTTTAATTCTTTATATATCCAAAAAGGATACAGCCAATTATTTTTAGAATTTCTTATTTTAAGACTACTTATAGACCTATAATCTTTTCTGTTTTTTTTTGATGCTTCTTTAAATGTTGAAGATAATTTTAAATTTTTAGACTCACCCTCTTTGATTATTTCTTCACATATTTTTTTAGGTAGTGCTTTAGAATAAGCATAGTACGCATGTTTAATAAAATTCATTGTATCTATATCTTTTATAGATACCTTATATATTAATATTTTTTATGTGTCAATTTTAGGTTATTTGATCCCAGCTTTGAGTGTCTTCATTCCAAGTATAGTCAGCTAGATTTTCAGGATCAAAAGGTTTTGGTGTAGGTGGATCCCACACACATGTTGTAGTATTTAATGTCCAACTCGGATAGGGTTGCGCTGCAACAAATGCATCTAAATCCTCTCTATAAAACCAACCTATTCCAGGATACCATTTTCTAAAAGAACCATCTTTAGAGCATTGTTTCCATTCTCCACCATAAGTATTAGCACAATGTTGTTCACCTT